GTATTCATCACCTAGTCATCCTAGAGATCAGTTTGGTGAAGTATTCAACTTCTTAGGCAAAGATGTAGCACCTGTCAGAGATGCTTTTAAGATGAGAAATCCTTGGAATATTACAACACCAGAAGGTTATTCTGTTTTTTATTTAGATCCCTTTTTACATCAAAGTCCATATTTTGCGGTGTGGCCTGGTATTTTAGACACAGATACTTTCAATAAAAATATCGACAATGCACAGGTCATTTTCTACCCAAAGGTAGACCATTCTTTTATTATAGAAAAAGGCACACCTTTAGTACAAATTATACCTTTTAGAAGAGAAGAGTGGCACGCTACATATCAACTAAGAAGTCATAAATCTTTTATTGAAAATCTATCACACAAAACTTCTCCACATGGAGATAGTTATACAGCCAGAACAATGACAGAATGGAGAAGACATCAACCAGAGGATGATAATTTTCAAGCAGGACCATATAGATCAAAAGGCTATTGGGTCAAAAAAGATAAGTTCTTTGAATCTATGGAAGAATGTCCTTTTCATAAAAAAGAAGAAAGTGTAGAGACACAATTGGAGTTTGATTTCGATGGCAGTTAGATTATTATTCCCAACATTTGTTTTCCATAGGAATCTTTTAGATCCAAATATACCAGAAGATCGAGGTATCAAAAGAGAATATCTAAATCTTTTGAAGAATACTATAGATGAAATGAGAAAAAATGATCCTAGAGGAAGACAGATATCAAATGCTTACACAGGCTGGCAATCTAATGATGGTTGTGAATCTAATCCTGCTTTTCGCAAATTGATGAACAGAATACAGGACACTTTTTATGATGAAGTTTGGCCTTTTCATGGATTAGATTATAAACAGACAAAGATGAAAGTTGGAAATTCATGGGCTAATATAAACGATCACTTAGCATGGAATAGACCACACTTACACAATGGTTGTTGGTATAGTGGTGTGTTTTATATAAAGGCAGACGGTGATGAAGGCAACATAGAGTTTATTGACACGAATGTAAAAGTTGTATCAGATTTTCCTGCTTCTAGCAGAACTCGAAGTATGGAATCTTTTACACCAACAGAAGGAGAACTCATATTATTTCCTAGTGGACTAATGCACATGGTAGAGCCTAACATCACTAAAAAAGATAGATACAGCATATCTTTCAACATAGAAGTTATGAGAAATTCACAAGTAAACGGTGAAATAGAAAATTACAATCCTGATGAATTTTTATTTGATTTAGACGAAAAAGGTAATCCGATAATGGGTTGATTGGTCTAAATAGAGGTATGGAAATTGTACTAGATGCTCACCTCGTATGGAATGTAATACTCACTCTTTTATTAGGACCCTTAGGGTTTCTAGTACGAAACATCTTATCTGAACAAAAAAGACTTGATATTCTGCTCAACAAAACAAGAGAAGAAGTTGCTAAAGACTATGTAACAAGAGACGAACTAGCAGAAGATATGGAAAGATTGATGAGATCAATTGAGAGAATTGATGCTAAAATAGATAGATTACAGAATAGAACTTACTTCCAAGATTAAAATTCGTATAAATAGTAGAGAAACATATTTTTTTATGGAACACTACTATGTCAGAACCAAATAGCAAATCAGCATTAAAAGAGTACATCAAAAGAAAGCTAGGTGCACCTGTTTTAGAAATCAATGTTGATGATGATCAGTTTGATGATAGAATAGATGAAGCATTACAGTACTTTAGAGAGTATCATTATGATGGTTCAATCAAGTGTTATCTAAAACACCAAATCACTGCTGATGAAATAACAACTATGAAATCAGATGAGTCTTTTACCGAGAATGCAGCTGGCTCACAAGTTCATACAGATCAACAATATAAACTCCAACAAAATTATATCACACTTCCTGAGTTTGTCTTGTCAGTTATAAACATTTTTCCTTTTAACGATAAACATAATTTGAATATGTTTGATCTAAGATATCAATTGAGACTAAATGATATCTATGATCTAACAGCAACAAATATATTGTACTACTCAATGGTACAACAACATATTCAATTGTTAGACCAAATTCTGGTAGGTAGAACACCTATCAACTATTCCGCTCATCAAAATAGATTGTATTTACATATGGATTTCGATTCTATAAATGCAGGTGAATACATCATCATTGAGTGTTATAGAAAAATTGATCCTACAGACTTCACAGACATCTATAACGACATGTGGTTGAAAAGATATGCAACTGCATTGGTAAAATATCAATGGGCGGAGAACTTGTCCAAGTTCTCTGGAATACAATTGCCAGGTGGGGTAGCATTAGATGCTGAAAGAATGAAGACAGAAGCTTCAGAAGAGATTAGGAGACTAGAAGAAGAATCAAGGCAGAATTATGAAATGCCTATCATGGACCTAATGGGGTAGAGAATGCCGACAAATGTATATTTCAATCATGCAGTATCGACTGAACAACATCTATACGAAGATTTAGTTGTTGAGTCTTTACGCTTTTACGGTCATGAAGTATACTATTTACCTAGAGAGATTGTAGAAGAGGATAAAATACTAGGCGAAGATGTTCAGTCTACTTTTGGTGATTCTTATCAAGTAGAGATGTACTTAGACAATGTTGAAGGTTTTGAGGGTGAAGACTTGTTCTCAAAATTCGGAGTCCAAGTACAAGAAGAAGCAACATTCACATTAGCACTTAGAACATGGGAAAGATTTATTTCGTTAGACAGCAACCTTGCAACAAGTCTAAGACCAAATGAGGGTGATCTCATATACTTTCCAATGTCTGGTTCTTTATTTGAAATAAGATATGTAGAAGACCAAAATCCTTTCTATCAGATTGGAAAACTTTTTGTCTTCAAACTCAAGTGTTCATTATTCGAATATTCAGGCGAAGACTTTGATACAGATATTGATGCTATTGATCTTGTCGAAGATGATAATGCATATACTATTCAAATGACGATGGCAGATGGTTCAGGCAATTATTATCCAAATGAAAACATATCGTACAACAGTTCTGTAGTAGGTGAAGTTGTATCATGGGTGCCTTCAACAAATAAACTCACAATCAAAGATGTGACAAAAACATTAGAAGTAGGTGATACACTTGTGGGTGCTGGTGGTGCTTCATGGAATATATCATCAATTACTGATATACTTACAATCAATGCAAATGAAGGCCTTGCAACAAACAAAGAGTTTGAAGATGCAGAATCATCTTACTTAGACTTTAGTGAAACAAACCCATTCGGTGAACCATAATGTTCGGCACATATTTTTACAATGAAACAATAAAGAGAAGTGTGTCTATCTTTGGTACGCTTTTCAATAATATAAAGATCAAAAAAACTAAATCAGATGGCACTGTTCTAACTGAACAGATCGTACCGATTTCTTACGGTCCAAAACAGAAATGGTTGCAAAGACTCAATCAGGATCCAAAGAAAAGAGATGCGAACATCACTGCAATGTCTTTACCTAGACTTGCATTTGAAATGACAGGTTTCTCATATGATGCCACTAGACAACAGAATAAACTTATAAGACATATAAATTCTACAACTGAAACAGGTGGAACTACAAGAAAGTTTATGTATCAACCTGCACCTTATAATCTAAACTTTACACTATCTGCTATGTGCAAAAATATGACAGATGCATTACAAATTGTAGAACAGATAGTACCATACTTTCAACCAGAATATACAGTAACAATGAAAATGGTTGATGACTTGTCAGACACTAGAGATGTACCTATAGTTCTAAACAACATTAGTTTTGAAGATTCTTATGAAGGCAACTATGAAGAAAGAAGAGTTATAACATATAACTTTGAATTTACGATGAAGATATACTTCTTTGGACCTGTTTACACTGGTGATATCATCAAAAATGTTATTGAAAGAGACTTTATCAATACAGACATATCTGGTCAATTTACTACAACTCAAATCGATGGGTCAGGTCTTGTCAAAGAAGTTAAACATTACGAACCTGCTTTCTCAGCCATATCTAATGTGGTATCCAACTCAACCACAATCGCCTTTGATACTGCAATAAATAGTAAGATAAGTACAGGAGATGAAGTGTTCTATACAGGTAACACACCAAATCCAACGATTAGTAGTATTGCAAGTGATAGATTATCGATAGTTGTATCGTCTGCAGTGACAATAACTGAACCAAAAACATTGATGTTTGTAGGTTCTGTACAACCTGGTGACACATTTGTGGTAGCAGAAACCGTGAATTTTTATGATGAAGGAACATCTACAGTTTATAGTGATATAGATGAATAATTATGCCAAAAGATATAGATTCGAAACTTGATGATATACTGGATATATCTACCGAGATCAAAACAACAACAACAGAAGTAATCAAAAAGGTTCCAGAGAAATCTCAGAGCATTGAAACTGATTACAAATACACCAGAGAAAATCTCTATAATCTTGTTGAAAGAGGACAAGATGCTATCGATGGTATTTTAGATGTCTGTAAAGAAACAGAGAACCCTAGAGCATATGAGGTTGCAGGACAACTTATAAAAACCGTAGGTGAAACTGCAGAGAAACTCTTAGATGTTCAAAAGAAGTTAAAAGATTTGGAAGGTGAAGAACAACAAAGAATAGGAAAAGTAGAAAATCATTTATATGTAGGTTCAACTTCAGAACTGCAAAAGTTTCTGAAGAAAAAATCAGCTAAAGAATAATATGGTCCAACCTAAGAACGAAGGATATCTTGGAAACAACCTGGTCAAAAGAGCTGGGATTGAGACCAAGTATACAGAAGAGGAGATGCAGGAATACTTGAAGTGTTCCAAAGATCCTGTTCATTTTATTGAAAACTATACTCAGATCATATCACTAGATGAGGGATTGGTTCCTTTTAATCTTCGTGGTTATCAACAAGGTCTTATAGAACACTACAATTCCAATCGATTTAATGTTGTTCTTGCAAGTAGACAGAGTGGTAAATCCATCACATCTTGTGCATATTTACTATGGTTTTTACTCTTTCATCCTGAAGTGACAGTTGCTATTTTAGCAAACAAAGGTGCAATTGCTAGAGAAATGATATCAAGGCTTGTGACTATGTTAGAGTCTGTACCATTCTTTCTACAACCTGGTGTAAAGATTCTAAACAAAGGTAATATAGAGTTTGCTAATGATAGTAAAGTTGTGGCAGCTGCTACATCATCAAGTTCTATTCGTGGTTTGTCGATCAACCTACTATACCTCGATGAGTTTGCATTCGTTGAAGGTGCAGAAGAGTTCTATACATCAACATATCCTGTGGTAACCTCAGGTAAAGATTCTAAGGTTATCATCACCTCTACTGCAAATGGTGTAGGTAATATGTTCTATAAAATATATCAGTCTGCTGTCCATCAACAATCGGAATATAAGCATTTTACTATCAACTGGTATGATGTGCCAGGTCGTGATGAAGAATGGAAGAAACAGACAATTGCCAATACCTCAGACGCTCAGTTCGAACAAGAGTATGGAAACTCATTCTTAGGAACAGGAAATACTTTGATCAATTCAGATACTTTATTAGGAATGATGGCAAAGGAACCTATATTTTCTCAGAATGGATTCAAAATGTATGAGAGACCTGTAGAAGGACACACATATGTATGTACAGTAGATGTATCTAAAGGTCGTGGATTAGATTATTCAACTTTTAGTATTTTTGACACATCTGTACAACCTTTTAGGCAGGTAGCAACATTTAGAGACAATATGATCTCACCTTTACTGTATCCAGATTTTATAAATAAGTATTGTAGACCATACAATGAAGCATTGGTTATTATAGAGAACAACGCTGAGGGTGCTATGGTTGCAACACAATTACATTATGAGATTGAATATCCAAATGTCTTTGTTCAAGGACAACTGAAAGCAGAAGATATTGGTATCACAATGACCAAAAAAATAAAAAGAATTGGTTGTTCGACACTAAAAGAGCTTACAGAAGAGAATAGACTAGAATTAGTAGATAGAGAAACTATCACAGAATTTATGACATTTGTTTCAAAAGGAACATCTTATGAAGCAGACAGAGGATTTTTTGATGATTGTGTAATGAATTGTGTATTGTTTTCTTGGTTTTTAACCACTGATTATTTTACACATTTGACAGATAAACAAGTAAAAGATTTGTTGTATTCAGAACAACAAAGACTTATAGAAGAAGACCTAATGCCACCAGGATTTTTTGATGGTTCAATGGAAAACCAATCATTTACAGATTCTATGGGCGATAGATGGTTTTTAGAAGATAAATAGTTGTTGTTGAATTTAGTAAGGGTATAAATAAAACAGTAAAACAAACTTTTTACATTAACAGGAGAAAAGTATGGCATTTCAAGTATCACCAGGAGTCCAAGTCAATGAAATAGACTTGACAAATGTTGTGCCTGCAGTATCAAGCACAACTGGTGCTTTCGCAGGTACTTTCAAATGGGGCCCTGTTGATGAAGTAATTACAGTTTCAGACAGTAAAGGTTTAGTAGATGAGTTCTTTTCACCTGCAAACACAGATGTCGGAGCTGAAGACTTTTATTCAGCAGAAGCATTCTTGAAATATGGCTCATCTTTAAGAGCAGTTAGAATCAACTCAACTGGTTTGTATAGTGCAAATCAAAGTGGTGCTTCAACTTCTTTATTAAAGAATAGGTCAGAATATGAATCAACCTTCTCAGATGGTAGCCAATCTGCCACAGTAGGTAAGTTCGTAGCAAGATATGCAGGATCCCTTGGAAACTCACTAAAGGTATCAGTATGTGCTTCTTCCGACGCTTATTTCAATGACTCAGTGACCGCAGTAAATAATACTTCTAACGAACTTGCAGGACAAACATCTATTACAGTAGATGATTCCTCAGTATTTACAGTTAGAGACATCATCAAGTTTGCAGGACATGATACAAAATATCGTGTTACTGCTATAACAGATGGTACAAATATTGTGATCGAGGCATTGAATCAACCAGCAGGAACAGGTCTTACAACTACAGTAAACGATGACACAGCTATCGATAGATATTGGGAGCATTATGCTCTGTTCGATAAAGCACCTGGCACTTCAGCATCAGCAACAGCTGCTGGTGGTAGTGCAGATGAAATTCACATCGTAGTAGTTGATGAAGATGGAGCAATCTCAGGTACAACAAATACAGTTTTAGAAACATTCGCTTTTGTTTCATTAGCTTCAGACGCTAAAGATTCAACAGGTCAATCAAACTACTATAAGAAAGTTTTAGAAAGAGATTCTAAATGGATTTGGTGGTCAGGACATTCAACTTCAATGTTGACAACTGCTGCCGAAAACAGAACACATGCTGATTCAGTAACAACTGCATTCAGCAGACCAACAGCACCTGAAGTATCATCACTAAGTGGTGGTGCAGACGGCAGATCCCCAACTGCTGGAGAAAAATATGGTGCATGGTCAACACATTTTGCAGATGCTGAGACATTTGATATTTCCTTCTTGATCGTTGGTTCAACAAGAACAGACAACGGATCAGGAACAGATCAAGATGTCGTAGCAGATCATAACACAATAGTAAATCAGGCTATCACACTTGCAGAAGCAAGAAAAGATTGCATGGTGGTTGCATCACCTAGAAGATCATCTATAGTCAATGTATCATCTGAAGCTACTCAGCTTTCAAATGTATTAGCAGACTTTAGTTCAGTGTCTTCAAGTTCATATGCAGTGTTAGACTCAGGCTGGGTCTATCAGTACGATAGATTCAACGATAGATATGTTTGGATACCAGGTAATGCTCACACAGCAGGTATCATGGCAAGATCAGACTTACTAAGAGACCCATGGTTCTCACCTGCAGGTTTCTCAAGAGGTCAATATCTTGGAATATCCAAACTTGCTTTCAATCCTAAACAAGCTTCAAGAGATGACTTGTACAGAGCAAGAGTCAACCCAATAGTAACATTTCCTGGTCAAGGAACAGTTCTATTCGGTGACAAAACAGCACTAACATCACCATCTGCTTTTGATAGAATCAATGTCAGAAGACTGTTCATCGTATTAGAGAAAGCAATTGCAACAGCTGCTAAAGCACAACTCTTTGAATTCAATGATGCATTCACAAGAGCACAATTTAGAGCTTCTGTTGAACCTTTCCTTAGAGATGTGAAGAACAGAAGAGGTGTTGTAGACTACTCAGTATTGTGTGATGAAACAAACAACACAGACACAGTTATCGATAGAAACGAATTTGTTTGTTCAATCTTCATCAAACCGTCAAGAAGTATCAACTTCATAACATTGAACTTTGTAGCTGCTAGAAGCGGTGTAGAGTTTGAAGAAATTTACAGTGCAGTATAATAGGAGTAAAGAATGGCAACAATAGATCAATTCAAAGCACAACTAATCGGAGGAGGCCCAAGAGCTAACCGATTCAAAGTATTCATTCCTAGATCAGGAAATAGAATAGAATTCTTGTGTAGAGCTGCTAATATACCTTCCGCAACTGTATCAAGTTTTGATGTAAAATGGTTAGGTACCACAATCAAAATGCCTGGAGACAGAACATTTGAAAACTGGAATGTAACTATCATCAATGATATTGAATTTTCTTCAAGAACTGCTTTAGAGCAATGGCAGAATGAAATTCACGGTTTAGCAGACGGTGTTGGTTCTACAGACTTAGACTTTATGGTCTCAAGAGCTTATGTAGAACAATTAGATAAATCAGATTCAGTTTTAGCACGATATGAGTTCTTCAATTTATGGCCTACTACAATTAGTAACATTGAATTGAATTACGAAACAACCGATGCGTTAGAAACTTTTACATGTGATTTTGCTTTCTCTCATTGGGAAAGAGTACTTTAATAGAGTGAAATATAACGCCCATTTGGTGTTATAAATAAAATTATGGAATTATTCGGGTTTGAAATCACTCGCAGAAAGAGCGAGTTAAGGTCATTAGAGGTCGCGAAAGCGCCCTCTTTTGTCCCACCAGTCGATGATGACGGAACTCCCGTCATACAGAGTCAGCCTGGCGGTTTTATTACTGGCGGTGCATATGGTTCTTACATCGATATGGAAGGTGGTATCAAGAATGAGAGTGAACTCATTAGAAGATACCGTGAAACCTCACTAATTCCAGAAGTAGATTCAGCGATAGAAGATATCGTAAATGAATGTATTACTTCTGATAGTTCAGATAGGATAGTTTCACTCGATCTAAGAGATGTGGATCTCAAAGATAGTATCAAAAGTAAGATACAAGAAGAGTTCTATCATATCCTAAATCTAATGAAGTTCAATCAGAACTCTCATGAATTATTCAGAAAATGGTACATAGACGGAAGAATCTACTTTCATAAGGTCGTTGATAGTAATAGACCTAAAGTAGGTATCGTTGATATTAGAAACATTGATCCTATAAAGATCAAAAAAGTTAGAAACATTGATAAGAAGAGAGATCCTAAAACCAATGTTGAAAGAATAAGTAAGGTAGAAGAATTCTACCTATTCAACGATAAAGGTTTTGACAAAAGTGGTTCTGGTGAAGGAAACACAGTCAAAATTGCACCAGAAGCTGTATCATATACAACATCTGGTTTATTAGACTACACAAAGAATGTTGTAGTTGGTTATCTTCATAAAGCATTGAAGACTGCTAATCAGTTATCAATGATAGAAGATGCACTTGTTATCTATAGAATATCAAGAGCACCTGAAAGAAGAATATTCTACATTGATGTCGGTAACTTACCGAAAGCAAAAGCAGAACAATATCTTTCAGATGTAATGAACAGGTATAGAAATAAACTTGTTTACAATGCACAGACAGGTGAGATCAAAGATGATCGTAAACATATGTCTATGCTAGAAGATTTTTGGTTACCACGAAGAGAAGGTGGTAGAGGTACAGAGATCACTACTTTGCCAGGTGGGCAAAACTTAGATGATATCGCTGATATAGAGTACTTCAAAAAGAAACTATATCATGCATTGAATGTACCATTCTCTAGAATGGAATCAGATAACGGATTCAATATGGGTCGAACATCTGAAATTACTAGAGACGAATTGAAGTTTAATAAATTTACAAATAGACTTCAGAAAAAATTTGCAAGAGTATTTATTGATATGTTAAGAACACAATTGATACTCAAAGAGATTCTAACTGCAAAAGACTTTGATAACATCAAGGACTTTTTACAGTTTGACTTTGCTACAGACAACCACTTTACAGAGTTGAAAGATGCAGAGATACTTAGAGAAAGAGTTGATACTCTAAACTCTATGGGAGATTTTGTTGGTAAGTACTACTCACATGAGTATATAAGAAAGTATGTGCTTAGACAAACAGAAGATGAAATAAGAATCATCGACGCTCAGATAGAAAAAGAAAAAGATTCTGGCGGAGATGAAAAAGAAGATGAATTTGGTGGATTTTAGGAGTAAACCATGAGTGATATAAGTAAACAAATAGTAGATCAAATTTCTAATAAGGAATTTTCAGATGCTAAAGATAGTGTCTTTCAAGGTCTACATAAAAAAGCAGCCGAAGCTGTAGACATGAAAAGAGTTGAAATGTCAACAGATTGGTTGAACAAAGAAAAGGAAACTGAAGAGTAATGAAAACTTTCCAACAAATGAGTAAGGAACTAGTAGAGGCAAAAATGAAATTGCCTTCTGGTCATAAAGAACTCAAAAGAGAACTTGTAAAGGTTGGAAGTAAAAAATACGAAATAGTTTTCTCTCAAAAAGGTAATAAAGTTCATGTGCATTTAGATGGCATGGATACTGGAGATACCTACAGAGATTTAAAAACTGCTGAAAAAGAAACAAGTAATATCAAAGCAGTATTAAAACAAATGGGAGAAGATTTCTCATTTGACGAATTCAAGGAGATTTTCAATGAAGCTAATATCTGAATTTAATGATCACGAAGTTTCTTCTGTTATAGTAGAAGAGAACGCAAAGGGAGAAAAGGAATACTTTATTCAAGGAGTATTCATGCAATCCGAAATCAAAAATAGAAATGGTCGTGTCTATCCTAAAGACATCATGGAAAAAGAAGTAAACAGATATAGAGAAAACTTCATTGAGAAGAAAAGGGCATTTGGAGAGTTAGGACATCCTGAAGGCCCAACAATAAATTTAGACAGAGTTTCCCACCTTATCACTTCATTAGAAGAAGATGGTAACAACTACATAGGGAAAGCAAAGATTTTATCAACACCAAACGGTCAGATTGTAAGAAATTTGATCAATGACGGTGCAAAACTTGGAGTATCATCTCGTGGACTTGGTTCACTAGAACAAAAAGGTGGTGCCCAATATGTAAAAGGCGATTTTCAGTTAGCAACTGCTGCTGATATCGTTGCGGATCCTTCTGCACCTGAGGCCTTCGTTGAAGGAATCATGGAAGGAGTAGAATGGATCTATGAAAACGGTGTTCTAAAAGCACTTGAGGCAGAGAAAATGAGAGATACTCTCATGTCTACCAAGAGATCAAAGCTTGAAGAAACTAAATTGAACTTATGGAAACAGTTCGTTGAGAACTTATAACATATAAATAAATAAGAGAAAACTCAAACAGGAGAAAAACATGGCAGAGTTAGAAAATAACCTAGAAGCAATTGAAGAGGCACAACAGCCTGATTCAAATGCTGAAAAAGGTGACAAAGTAGCTCCAAAGCAAGGTTCGAGTGATGCAGAATCAGTAGATTCTGGTAAAGCTCCTGTCGTCAAACCTGAAGAAAATCCTGTTGACAAAGCAGTCGACGCTATTCATAAAGCAGAAGACGAAACTAAACCTGTCAAGGATGCAGTAAACAAACAAGCTTCTGCACCTGAGAAAGGAGAAAAGTTAAAAGAAGATGAAGATTCAGACGAAGTAAAATTGTCTAAAATGGAATCCATCAAGGCTGTCGTCAACACTATGAAGGATATGACGAAGGAAGAACTTCAAACCGCTTTTGGTTCAATATCAGAAGAAGAAGTTGACGAATCCTTGACTAAAGCAGAAGTCGCCAGAAAAATCGTAGAAACTTTGAAAGGCATGGACGAAGCAGATGTTGCTAAGTTCGCTGAAGGTTGGATGAAAAAGGGCGAAGAAGAAGAAGAGGAAGAAGTCAAAAAAGAAGAAGTAGAAGAATCTACTGAATCTTCCGAAGTCGAATCTTCACTAGTTGAGATTGAAGTAGAAGACGACCTCAATGCAATCTCAGAAGCACTTGAATTATCAGAAGAGAATGCTGAGAAAGCAAAAACAATCTTTAAAGCTGCTGTAACTTCAAAAGTTTCAGAGATTAAAGAATCATTAGAATCTCAGTATTCTGAAGAATTAAAAACCTCAATAGAAAAAGTCAAAGCTGATTTATCAGAAGCTGTTGACAAGTATCTAACATATTGTGCTGAAGAGTGGACGAAAGAAAACGAACTCGCAATCGAAAGAGGTTTGAGATCAGAAATGACCGAAAACTTTATCGAAGGTCTAAAAACATTGTTCGTAGAACATTATGTTGAAGTACCAGAAGACAAGTATGATGTCATGGACGAACTCGCAAATCGTCTTGATGAGATGGAAGCAAAACTTGACAGCGAAGTATCCAAGAATATGGAAATCGTTGAAGAGAACGAAAGTCTCAAAAGACAAAATGTTGTGAGACAGGCAGGTGAAGACCTAACTGAAACACAAAGAGAAAAACTAAACTCTCTTGCAGAAGGAGTAGACTACAAAGATGCAGAAGACTTTGCTGAAAAGATTTCTGAAATCAAAGAAGCCTATTTCCCTACAGAGGGTGAAACTATTGCCGAAGAAACTATCGTTGAAGAAGGTACTGGTGATTTCTCAGATTCATCTGAAGAAAAAACCTTTACTCCTGAAATGAGTCGTTATTTGTCAGCAGTTTCTAAATTAAAACCACTAAGTTAATTTTAAAGGAGAAAAAGTAAAATGTTCTTATCAGAAAATTTACAAGAAAAGTGGCAGCCTATTCTAGAACACTCCGATCTTCCTAAGATCGAAGATGGCTACAAGAGAGCTGTTACTGCAGTTATCCTCGAAAACCAAGAGAAAGCTTTATCAGAAGACAGAGCTACTCTTTCCGAGGCTGCACCTTTAAATGCTACTGGAAGTTCTGCAATTTCTAACTGGGATCCAATCTTGATCTCATTAGTTCGTAGAGCTATGCCAAATCTCGTTGCATACGACATTTGCGGTGTTCAACCAATGACAGGTCCTACAGGACTTATCTTTGCTATGAAAGCAAGATACAATGACTATCCAACAGTAGGTAGAGAAAGCAAATCTGAAGCATTGTTTAACGAAGCTCGTTCAACATACTCAGGTAGCCCAGATCCTACAGCTGCTGGTTTAGGTTCAGATCCTGTAAGTGATCCATTTGATGTAACTGGTCCAGATACATATGCAAACACAACTGGTGACGGTATGACAACTGCGTCTGCTGAAGCCCTAGGTGATGCTGCTGGTAACCATTTTGCACAAATGTCTTTCACAATTGAGAAAGCAACTGTCACAGCTAGATCCAGAGCACTTAAAGCAGAGTACACACTCGAATTAGCACAAGACTTAAAAGCAATCCACGGTCTTGATGCAGAATCAGAATTAGCAAATATTCTTTCATCAGAAATTCTTGCTGAAATCAACAGAGAAGTCGTTAGAGAAGTAAACTTACAAGCAAAAACAGGTGCGTCAGCAACTGCTTCTGCTGGTACATTCAACTTAGATGTTGATGCTAACGGTAGATGGTCTGTTGAGAAATTCAAAGGATTATTATTCCAAATCGAAAGAGAATCAAATGTTATCGCTAAAGAAACAAGAAGAGGTAAAGGTAACTTTATCCTTTGTTCTTCAGATGTAGCATCTGCTCTTTCAATGGCAGGCGTATTAGATTATGCTCCTGCTTTATCAACTAACTTGAATGTTGATGATACTGGCAACACATTTGCTGGTCTTCTAAACGGTAGAGTTAAAGTATACATCGACCCATATGCTGGTGTTGATTACTTGACAGTTGGTTACAGAGGAAGCAATCCTTATGATGCAGGTCTTTTCTACTGCCCATATGTTCCATTACAAATGGTCAGAGCTGTTGGTGAAAATACTTTCCAACCTAAAATAGGATTTAAGACTCGATACGGCATGGTTCCAAACCCATTCGTAACATCAAGTCCATTAAGTTCTACTTCAGGTGGTAGAGGTAATAACCAATACTTTAGAAAGATGGCTGTTTCTAACATTCTGTAAGAAACGAATCGTTTCAAAAACTAAAGGGAGTCTTCGGACTCCCTTTTTTTATGCACTAAATAAATATAAATATCCTTAGGAGGGATTTGTTATGTCAAAATATGCAAAAAATGTGAAAGTGTTAGAAGGACCATGGGAGAAAAGTGCATTTCCTAATGGCGTAGAAACAACTAATGTGTTGAATAGAACAATCATTACTCAGTATGTACAAGACGGTTATCTTTGTGAAGAAACTGTTTGTAGAGCATATAAAGGTGATGACTATCATGATACCACATCAACTAAGAGAATAATCAAACTAAATGGCTGAAACTAATATAAACAAATCGATACTCAGTAAGAGTAACTTTAGACTTCTGATTGACAAAATACCTACAGTAGAGTATTATGTACAGTCTGCCAATATTCCAGGTATGACTTTCTCAGAAGCAATTCAAGCGGCTGGTGTTGGTTTGGATGCCTATTTTCCTGGTGATAAAGTTATATTTGATGTCCTGAATATAAGTTTTTTAGTAGATGAAGACTTAGAAAACTTCAAAGAAATATATGATTGGATAAATTCTATCGTTCCTATTTCAGACCCTACAGCTTTCAAAAACTACACAGAAACATCACAAACTGATCTAGGCCTTCTTAGTAAAATAGAACAAGACATAAATCAATACTCAGACATTACATTGGTTGTAAATACAAATAAAAATATCCCTAACAGATTTATTAGATTCCATGATTGTTTTCCTCTATCAGTATCTAGCATAGAATTACAATCAGGTGCTGAACAAGAACCTGTAGTATGTACAGTAGGTTTTAGATTTAGTTATTACGAAATAAAAACCACTTCATAAAATCACATTTTTGTGATATAATATAGTTATGAACTTAGATGAAATAAAATTAATGTGGAAGAAAGATTGTGAGATAGATGATATCGAACTTGATAAATCTTCTTTAGAAGTGCCTAAACTTCATGCAAAATACTCAGAACTTCTAACTGATCACATCATCAAAATGAAGAACAGTCAAATGAAACATAACATATTGTTGAGAGACAAGTGGTTATGGTTCAATGCTAAGTTAGATCAAGACACAATAAATAAGTATGGATGGAAAGACGATCCTTTTGATGGTGTAAAAGTTATGAAGAATGATATGCAATACTTTTTCAATGCTGATGAAGACTTACAAAGGTCTAGTGCTCAAGTAGAGTATCTAAAAATAACTATAGATTTCCTAAAAGAGTGTATGCAAAATATAACATGGCGTCACCAAACAATCAAAAATACAATCGAGTGGCGTAAATTCATGTCAGGTGCCTAATGATACTTAGAGAATATTTGTATGGTATACCATCAGCTTTATCACTTAGTGAAGTAGAAGAAATAGAATCTATAGCAGAACAATTAGAATGGAGACCAGGAATGACTGGTGTGAGTGATGATGAAGACGGTGATGATGATAGTCTCATAAACCATTCTATCAGAAGTTCAAAAGTGAAATGGATAGAAAGACTGCCTGATAAATTAGAGAGTAAAATAGCTGATCTAATGACTCAGTGTTTAGATGATACAATGTGGGGATGGACTATAGACGACCATCAAGCATATCAGTATACAGTATATGAAGCTAAACCTGATTCACCAAAAGGTGACTTCTACACATGGCACACAGATCATGGTCATGATATGATAGATAGTAATGGTAAAATACGAAAACTTAGTTTTACACTTCAACTATCAGATCCAGATGATTATGAGGGTGGTCTATTTCAATGGATAGAACCAGCAGCTGCTTTTGACAGAATGACATTAAATCAAAAAACTATCAACATAGAAGATTCAATTAGAACAATACCGTTCTCACTAAAGGAAAAAGGAAGTATATTATTCTTTCCGTCATTTACACATCATCAAGTAACACCAGTAACCAGAGGTGTTAGAAAGTCATTGGTAGGATGGTGTATTGGCGATCCTTATGTCTGATACTATTCAAATTGCACCTGTAGATGAGGTGTTCCTTCAAGTAAAATGTGATGATGGTCTTGCAAGAGACCTCTATGAGTTTTTTTCGTTTACAGTGCCTAATGCAAAGTTCATGCCTTCTTATCGCAATAAATTTTGGGATGGTAAGGTTAGACTATTCTCTCTAAAAACAAAAAAGATTTACATAGGTTTATTGCCTTATGTAGATGAATTTTGTAAAGAAAGAGGATTCACATTAGAAGGAATAGACTTAGTTTTAGGTGATAAAACAAGACTTTCAGATGAGGATATAGACTATTTTGTCAAGTCACTTGACTTGCCTTTCCAACCTAGAGATTATCAGTTGGAAGCATTTAAATCCGTGGCACAATATGGCAGACAACTTCTACTATCGCCAACTGCAAGTGGTAA